TGGGAATGAGTATGATGAGGATTATGGATGTGATGCAACGGGAGAATATTGCCAATGTTGTCAGTGTAAATTAACAGCGGAGGAATGTGAACAGCTAATTAGAAAGCACGAGAATTAACATTTCCGGGAGAATCGGAGGAAGGAGAATTATGCGACTGATTGATGCAGATGCTTTAATTGCAAAATTAGAGTTACGTGCAGAGGCTTGCCATCGTGACTTTAATTCCGCTAAGCATAAAGTGGACAAGGATAGGCTGATGGAAGCCTATATAGGTTACATAAAGCTTATTAGCATGGTAAAAGCTATGCCAACAATAGATTTGTAAAACTGATCTTTTAAATTATAATCCAGAAAGGGAATGATCATGACAAAAACAGAGGCTATGAATATATTAGCGGTATTTGATAGACAGGTAGTAGCTAAATCTGATGGTGCACATCAAACATTGGAAGGGCTTGAGGCCTGCGAGATGGGTATTAAAGCGCTGAAAAAGTGGATTATTATGGAAGCAGATTTAAAACACTACTTAAGAGACAACGAAGAAAATGGAGTGGTTTATGTACCGAAATTTATCATAGAGAAACTGCTAAACTGACATACGAATTAATGTGTAGGAAATGCAATAGCATAAAGTTAGTTGGATGGTGATAAAATGGACGAAAAAGTGAAACAACTTATTGAAGATGTGGTTGCTTTAAATGAGAGTAGACCGCCGAGAAGTAATTTTGAATCTTGTGCATTTTGTTATAATGAATTAGAGAAAACCAAGAATAGGATGGATAAGCTTGAAAGTAGTGTTAGATGCGCCTGGAAAGCAACAACAGCAGGTGCTAAGCATAATGTAATTGAAGTGAGATTCCAGGCTATATATAAGGCGTCCATAGAATTGGCAATAAAGGCAATCGGTGTTGCTGTGATGGCCCAGAAGATCTTAAATGCACTGAAGAAGGGGTAAATATGAATGATATAATGAGAGAGTATCTGATCAAAGGTGCAGAATTGGTAGGCAACTACGGATTTCCACAGTTAGAGCCAATACATATTGATGCTGAACCATGCAATCCCGTTCCATATAGTGAGGCTAGACACTGCATAGTTCCTAAAAAATCTACTCTTCATTTTTTTATTGATGACAAGAGATTTACCGGAATATGGAACGATCCTGACAAATACCTTGCACTTCTTCAGAACTTCCAGTATATATGCTCACCCGATTTTTCGATTTATGCAGATATGCCAGTAGCCATGCAAATATGGAACTGTTATAGGAACAGGGCTCTGGCATATTATATGCAGCAAAATGGAGTGAATATCATACCCACGGCCGGATGGAGCGACAGGAAAAGCTTTCAGTGGTGCTTTGATGGTCTGCCATGTAATAGCGTTATTGCTGTGAGTAACAATGGGTGTTTGTCTAAACAGGGGAGATACTACTTTGAAATGGGGCTACGCTTTATGGTAGCAACAATTCGGCCGGAAAAGATATTGGTGATTGGAAAGCAGCCGGACATAGATGTCGATGTACCAATCATATATCTTGATGGGTACAGCCAGCAGATGCAGAAGAGATTGGAGAGTAGGTATGGGAGGAAGAAACGCATACGGAACCCGGCGCCGGAACGCTAAAGGAACAGGCGAACGTGAGAGGAAGCGCATTAAGAACCGAAAAGTGGTAAATACGAGGAAGAGATTTGATGAAACAAACGTAGTGAAGAAAGCTCAGAATAAAACTTCATAACACGACTATGTCAGCAACTGTTTTACTATGTGCAAATTGAACAAATAATTTTTGAGGCCCGACTCCTCCAAATTTACAGACGAATTTTTTTCCTGATTTTTGGCGAAAACGGGCCAGTTTTTTATTGTTCTAAAATATGTTGAAATATCAGAATATTCAGATAACATATTGGAAAAATCTGGGCATTGCTTTCCTACGAAACGGCACAGCAAATCCGCGTCATGGCGCACTAAAACGAACGCTATGACATCTTTTCGCAATGAACCAGGAAATATGCCTACATACACTATAATGCCATTATGGGCCATTGTCAACGCCAAAAAGGGCACATTAGGCCAGATTGCGTACTGGACAATATGTCGCCGGTGGGCTGAGTGTACGGTCAATTATGGGCCGTGCCACGTCCCGCAGCATGTAGGGTGATATAAGTCCTGCATGGTGGATGTTATCGCACAACCGTTAAGCGCCGGATCACGTCACCGGGGCATGGCAAGATTGACAAGTAGCTGGCTCACTGCATGCAGCGGGTAGGCGCCAGGCGTGTCGTGAGTGCTTTTCACGGCTGTATAGTCGTAGCGGATCACATTATACGGCGTGATCCAAAACCGTTGCAGGGTCAATACATAGGTGGATGCCCTGAAATAGAGCCGCCCGGGAATCGAACCCGGGTAAATCCTAACGGCCTGAATTATGAGGCTTCTTGCATTGCTTGCCTGCGGGCGTGATCCGCCTGCCAAAATGCTTCTACGGCATCGGAAACGCGCTTTTCGTGTTCTTCCAGTTTGGGCGCATCTGCGGCTGTTAAGACGCGGATCCACCAGCCAGTGCCGTACTTATAGCATTCGCAATTATAGGCTCGTTTCCGGGCCATGTACCGCTTAAAGGCGGACATTTTAGCGGAGGCGTCCCGGCTCTGGTAAAAATCAAACGTCACCATTAACCCGCATACCGTAAATCCATCATTAAAATAATCAGGATTACCCCATTTTGCGGTACGGTATGTGATGTTATTATCCTGTAACCATTTCTCGATCTGTTTCATGTTGTACTTTCTCCCCTGTCTCCCTGAGGGCCGGGAATTTTACAATGCGCCGATGTAATTAATGCAAATATTTCCTGTACCGTGATCGGTCAGCAGATACGCGGCCTTATTATCATGCGCGTATGACTCCCAGCCGTTTTCCCCCAGATAAATTTCCTCGATTTTTAAATCCTCCATCTCCTCGCCATGGTCAGCCAACCAATCATTTATCATAGCCTCAAAAAGTTCCTTATTATATTTTTTCATTTTTTTTTCTTTCTCTCCTTGTTACTGGGGGCCGGGTCCGCCGTATATGTGCGGTCAAATTCCGCTATGGCCTCGTGCCTGCAATTCTTTTACGATACGATAAAAGTTGTTGAAAAGTTTCTGGTTGCCCTTGCGGAAAAAGTAATCCGCGGCTTTTACATAAAATTCATAGGTTCTCATTTCTCTTTTCCTCCTCAGGGATGGCGGCTACTTTTCACGATCCCGGCTGATTGATTCAACCGCCAGGGCGTTACTACTTCGCCAGTGATTTCTGTTTTCCTCCGCTCTGCGACTTCCTCCGGGGTTGCGACCGGATACCGGCATTAGAGGGGCGGCATCTGCCGCCTATAAAAAAACAAAATTTTCAATTTGTTGTTTCATGTTATCCGGGATTAGCAACATATAGTTGGTTCTAATCCGCCAACGGATGACAGCTCTTGCGGCAATATATAAACGTTTTCTTTGTTCGCGATCCATTCCCAAAACATCCATCACTGCATCAGTTGCGCCTTGCGCGCTGTAATTCCATTTTTCAGCATATCTTAAATGTTCTTTACGTTCGTCTAACTTAGAGTAATCACCTTTGTAAAGATTTTTCCCAGATATTACATAATCCGCATAGCAGCGATTTTCTTCCTCAACTAAGTCAATCAGTCTTTCAATATCAATCTTAATCATGTTTCTCTCTTTCTCCCGGCTCTGATCCTGTCGGGCGGGTGTATTGTGGTTAGGCTACATAATAGGTGATGTAGCAATAGCGTGTGCTGTTAGGGTTGTGGCTCCGAATTGTGTAACCCTCTCCAAACTTACCTTTGTACGGCTCCTTGATTCCTTCGGTTGCCTTAATGCTTACATAACCTCTGGTTAATGATGTGTGATGTGCTTTATATTCGTTTCTCATTGTTTTACCTCCTTGTTTTTGCTTGATTTTTGGGTAGTCATATGTTATATTTCAATTGTGAGGGAAGCGTTCCCGGTTGTCTCACGACACTGGTACTTGCTTCGGTGGATTACTCGTTAATGCTTGTCAGTATAGCGGCTACTATAAAGACTTTGATAACGAGGATGGCTATCAATCCCATCATGTCCACCTCCTCTCAATTGGTTTATAAAGATTGGCGCTTTGTGTAGCGCTTTTCTTTATGTCTATATATTACACGATAATAGAATGCTTTGCAATTTGCATATTACACGAAAATAGAATAAAAATATTGTGCATATTACACGAAAATAGAATATTGACAATTACATGAAAATAGAATATTATTGAATTGATACTATATCTAAGAGTGGGGTGGACTTATGGCGAATTATGGAGAGAATGGATATATGGATTTTACAAGGCTATGGGCTATGCTTGAAAAAAGAGGACACAAAAAGCAGTGGCTGATTGATAACGGTATACACAGGGCTACAATATATAAGCTGGTTGACAATGGGAATGTCACCTGTGAGGTACTATGCAATCTGTGTAGGCTGTTGAAATGCCAGCCGGGGCAGATAATGGAGTATGTAGAAGAAAAGGCGTAAACTACATTATTTGCAATAGTTTAACAACCCTCGGGCCAGTACAGCGAATGTACATTCCGGGATTGCGAATGTAAACGCATTCTGTTACACTATATATAAACGCAGGCAGGCGGAGGGAGATAGCCGTGGATATTAACGATTACACGCCAGCGGATCAAATAAAGGTATTAATGGCGTTGGAAGGTGTAAGCACGGCAGAGCTGGCCCGGCGGTTAAAGACCACACGCCAGAATATGGGGCAACGGTTAAAGCGAGGGGCATTCACCCCGGCGGATCTGGAAGAGATAGCCACGGCCCTTGGATACAAAACAAGAATAGAGTTTGTTAAAATGTAGGGGACAGGCAGCCAGGCGTGGCCCCTGGAACTAAATAAAGATTATGTACAGCGCTTATTTTGGGCATTCCAGGATAGGCGCTTTTTATTTTGCTCAGAAAGGAGGCCGGGAGATGGAAAAGGAGAAAAAGAAAATAGGCAGGCCCAGAACCAGGCCATACAAACCCGGACTGCTGGAAAGGGAACTGGGGCCGGAACATGCGGACGTGATAGCGGAGTATAAGGCGGTTCAGCAGGCACAAAGGATTGCAAACCAGCAACAGGAGAATGAGAATGATCCCAGCGGGATGCTTACACCTGTCTCCAAGGCAAACAAGGCAAGCCCTGTATCTGGAGGCCGGTACAAGGGAGTAAAGCCAGAAGATAGGGAGGAAGCCATATCACAGATGATAGAGTTATATAACCTTCCTCCAATAGACACAGGTAATAGGGATCAGCTTGCAGAGCGTGTAGCATGGTTCTTTAACTGGTGCAAGGATAACTGTATACGCCCCGGCGTGGAGGCGCTTGCACTGGCTTGTGGGGTCACTAGAGGCACATTAAACCGGTGGGAACACGGGGAAAATGGCCCAGACAGGAGAGACGTTATAAAAAAAGCGAAGCAATTAATTGCCTCATATAATGAGTTTTTAGCCCTTAAAGGCAAAATAAACCCGGTGACGTTCATTTTTCTGTCCAAAAACAACCACGGCTATGTGGATCGCTCAGAGGTTAACATAACTACAGACTTACCCCTTGGAGATCGCATGAGTGCGGATGACATAGCCCAACGGCTCCCGGATTCAGGAGATGACAGTGGCATCATAGATGCAGACTTCAGGGAGATTCAGTCCTCTGCCAGTGGCGTATTGTCAGATAATGATGAGTGAGTGAGACACAATAGGGACAATAGGATGCTGATTGCCTTGCTTATGTACAACATGCACAATGATATAGTGTAGTTTTGTACATTGTGTCGACTCAAGACTGCGTTAAATTCGTATTTAACGAATAGTTGTGACGCCATAAAGTGAGGTGGTCATAGATCAATAAAGTTGAGCGACAGAATACGGAATTGTCTGTCTGTTTGTAACGATAGGGGGCCCAGGGGGTATATTCAAGGGTTCCCAGACGGCAAAGGAGTCCCCCATCCAAATTTTAAAGAAAAAGGCGCATTCAGTGATCAATAATCAATTTTAGAGAATATGAGGTTAACTGGAGAAGACATGGAAAGTAGATACAGAATGAGTGATGACTTTAAACGGGCAATACGTGAGGTTGGTAAGCATCAATGGACAGTAAGAGATTACGAGCTCTGGAGTGAGATGTTAGATGCCGCGATACGGAATTGTAAATACCTAAGACACGGTGGATTATTTGGTCAGATACTGCGGTCATCCCTGGTTATGGTTGTAATGGGTATCGTCTGGAAGTTATTGGAGTTGTATGCATATGGCGAAGTACAGCCAAGAGCGGTTGACACAATAATGATGCTGCTGATATTGCCATTTATATTTAAGGCTGTTCGGTAATTTTAGAAAAAATAAAACAAAAAGGCATTAGGGTATTCTGAGGAGGTGTTGCTCATGTTCGTAAATTCCGAAGTGGTACTTTCTATACTTCAAATGGTGGAAATACAGGTAAAAGTATATGAGGAGTTTAAGAAAAGGTTTGATGAAAAAGAGGCACGTATACAAGCAGAAATTTTTATGAGGTCCTTACTGGGAGTGGAGCGGAACGGGAGAAGATGATGGCAAGGGTAGAGATTAGAACACAGGAGAAGTATGGATATTCAGTTAAAATTGACGGAAAAGAAGTGAACAGTATTGTGACAGGAGCGGATATAAGTATTCACCCTGGGCATATTCCAGTTGCAAAATTAAATATTCCATGGGGTGCAGGGGAGTTTGTTCTGGATCCGTGTAATGTCAAATACAGTATGACCCTTGCTGTGGCCGCAGAGGTTGTTCGTGACGAGTTAATAAAAAGGGGAGATTGGTATAAGGCCCTGGTAGATTCTATTGCGGGCTATTTGATCGAGTACTACGAAGGAGTAATTGACCCAGAGGAAGCCGTAGATATGGCGGTTGGGCTGGCAAAAAGAATTATTGGTTTGGAGGAAGGCACATGAATAGTTATTTTCTGAGATTCGTTTTAAAGAATGGCCACATGCTATACGGACGGCGGAAGAGTATCGCAGACATAACAGACATAAAGTATGAACTTAGTGAGACAAAATATAGGAAAATGGATTACCATTTCTCTTCTTTAAACGGAGAACGCGCCATAGTGGTTGATATGGAACAGGTCGCGTCTTATGAGGTCGGTCCTTGGAAGGGAAATGATAATGATTGATATGTTGTTAATTGTATTTAATGCGTTTATGGTTGCTTTTTTTGCCTGGGCTTTTTTGGAAGGAAAAGGGTTCTATTATAGGCTGTTCTGCATCTTGTGTGGGATATGCTCCTGCGCAAATATGTTTATGACTGGAGGTAGGATATGAGTTTGAGAGAGAATTTCATGAATAAAATAAAGTTCCTTGCAGTAGTATTACTTGCATTTATCCTGCTTTATGGATGTACGGAGGCAGAGAGGGTGTCAAGCAATGTATCTCAGCAGGCGGACAATTTTAATGTGATTCGGCGCCTGACTGTTTTGAATGCGCGTAGTGACAAGCCACTATTTGAACTGGTTGGGGCTTTTTCTTTTACCTTGGAGGATGACCGTATCATTGCAGTTGTCGAGACAGGACCAGGCGAATATAAAAAACATTCTGTAGGGTTAAATGATTGGACGCTGTGGGTAATTGAGGATGTTAGCGGAGCGGAGGTGGATAAATACCATTACGAAGTTAACTTCCTTCCAGAGATGATTGTTCCGGTTACGTTTATCAATGAGGATTAAAAAATGATTGTTACTTGCTATGGGATTATCCTGTTCTATATATGGGAATGGGTGAAATTCATAAAATCAAGTCCACCTGCGGTTTCGGAAGGTTTTGGGATGTCCTATGAATCCGACAGGTCGAGGCATCCGGTATAGCTGTAGCCTGCGGCATAGGAGCGTAAGTCTTATCCCATGCGATAAGCGGAATGCTGCAGGCAGTTTGTAACACCAATACGAGTAGTGAATAAGTCTGGTATACATGTCCGGCCAGAAATGGCCGGATTCAGGAGAGATACCCAAGTCAGGCAAGGGGGCCATCTAGCTATACATGGGTTCAAATCCCATTCTCTCCAATAGCATGAATGTGACGTATTCATGCGAGGTATTTCGCCTTTATCCTTTCCCCCTCATAGCTGTTTGCTGTTAAGGCGGAGCGAATCTGCCGTGAGGGTTAGGTTGCTGGTGACAATTGGAACCGGATAGTGCAAATGCATGGCACGATAAACAAAGTTGCTAACGGGAGGGATCCCGTTGAGGGGCGATAGCTTACGAGGACGGAGCGCCGGTCTGAAAAACCGGAGGGTGCTGGTTCGATACCAGTTCGCCCCATTACTGTAACTAATGGTGCAGAAAAGGGAGGATATCATGCCGCCAAAGGAGAAAGAGAAAACAGAGAAGTATTTTATGGGAGAAAGCCATGAACCGATCCTGAAAATGAAGGACCTTCCGGAATTTGATTCTGATAGCTTGAACGATGATGGGATATGTGGACTTGCTTCTGAGATGAAGAAGGTTTTTGAGGCTGTACACGAGTTATCCATTCAAGTGATGAAAGTAGTATTTGCAAATGTTGGAAAGAAATATGTACACAGATATATGTCAAATAACTGGTTAAAGCAACATGGACTTCCAATGAGGAGGAAAAAGCGATGAACGAACGAAATGTGATGAGAGAATGGGGAGGTAAGATAACAATAATCACCATTGATGGAATTGATTTTGTAAGGCTGATTGACCATGACCACGCAATGAAAAAGGTGGAAGCAGATAGGGCTAGTGAGAAGCAGAAGTGCCAGAAACCACCACTTGGGATAAAACCTGCATTCATAGCAATAGATGAACGCAATGAGGCATTAGCGGAAGCTGTTATAAGGCATAGTCATAGATGCGCTCATAGTATTGAAGAGACTTCAAAAATTAGATTGTGGGCTCAGGAGATAGTATGTAATTGTGATACTTTGTTAGAACTTTTGAGAAGGGCGGATTGATTATGGCGGCATGCGGTTTTTATCTTGATTTACCGGATTTTTGTTCTTTTTGTGCGCATTATACACCGGAGGTATCGGAAAAGGTATCGATGCAATCATTTGAGGATAGAGTACCTAGAATAGCTACTCATATAACATGCAAAAATGTAAACCTGTGCCAGGTGATAGCAACAAATTTAGAGGAGAGGATGCCCCATGGGAAAACCTGAAATTCAATACATATCAGTTTATAAATGTCGGCTGTGTAAGAAAGCTTTTGCAGGTCCGGTAGCAGATGATCCGATAGTATATATGGATGGCTTAATCTATTTGGAAGAGGCAGAGCATCAAAAGTACAGCCGGCATATTTGCGAGAATGGTAATATAGGCCTGGCAGACTTACAAGGATTACAGAAAATGGAAATACATATGCCATAGAAGGGTGAGATATCATTGTCAAAGAACAGTCAAATTGTAAATCGCCTTTTAAAAACGGACCTGAACCAGTATGACAATCTCTCTATGCTTTTTGAGATGTGCCGGAACTTACTGGATGAGGACCGTGTCCAAGCATTGAAACTTGCACGAAAAATTGAAAACAAGGCCAATGCGCTTGCCAGGAAGGATACCAGGTTCTATGAATTATATATTCGGTCACTTCTATTTTTGGCACCGCATTACTTCCATGAGTATCTACTGTATGTGGAACATAAACGTATTCCTGAAAAACAGTTCTATCTGCCGCGATGTCATGTGCTTCGGGTGGTGGTTGAGGACCTGCAGGACCTGGAAGATGGAAAGATAGATTTTTTAGGCGTGTCCATGCCGCCGCGAGTTGGTAAGTCTACAACCTGTATCTTTTTCATGTCTTGGCAGATGGGAAAGTATCCTGATCTTGCAAACCTTATGTCAGGCCATTCGGACCCTCTTACCAAAGGATTTTACAAAGAAACTCTGAATATTATCAGCAGCGAGGAATATTGCTGGAAGGATGTTTTCCCGGGGGTCACCTTTGAAAGTTCATCCGCAGAAGATGAGGCGATCAACCTCAATACTCCTAGCCGGTTCCCCACATTGACCTGCCGATCCATTGAAGGGACCACAACAGGTGCTGTGGAAGCGGCAAACCTTCTATATACGGATGACTTGATAAAGGATCGCAAGGAATCCCTAAGTCCACAGCGTTTAGAGGGGAAATATCAGGACTATCTGAATAAGATTCTTGATCGTAAGCTGGATAATGCCAAAGAGTTGATGGTTGGAACCCGGTGGAATGTAGCTGATCCGCTGGGAAAAGTACAGGCGCAGCATAAGGATGACCCAAGGTATAGATTCCGGGTTATTCCGGCACTGAATGAGAATGATGAGAGTAATTTCATCTACAAGTTTGGAAAAGGGTTTTCAACGCAGTATTATAAGAACCTGCGAGAGACACTAGATAATAATGAGTGGATGGCGAAGTATCAGGGGCGTCCATTTAAACGAGAGGGTTTGTTGTTCCCGGCCGAAGATTTGAAATACTATAACGGTATACTTCCATCAATTGAGCCGGACCTTATTTTGGCGGCCTGTGACGTAGCCTGGGGTGGCGGAGATAGCCTTTCAATGCCCGTGGCCTATGTATTCAATGGGGTGGGATATGTCCATGATTTAGTATTTAGTCAGGGAGACAAAGATGTCACTAGACCTTTGGTAGTGGGAACAATAAAGCGAAATCACCCACATATGGTTCGTTTTGAAGCAAATAACGGTGGTCATGAGTATTGTACAATCGTGGATGGTATTCTTCAGGAGGATAATTTTTCATGTAATCTTTCTTGGGCTAATGCTCCAGGAACACAGGCAAAGATGTCCAGGATTGTCCAATATGCCCCAGATATAAAAAGATTGTATTTTATTGACGATAAGAATGCTACACCAGAATATAGGAAATTTATGAGTGAACTCACTGAATTGTCATGTGAGGGAAAAAATGAACATGACGATGCTCCAGACAGTTTGGCCCAATTGGTAGCTTTCTGGAGGGATGGTGGAGGATGGTGTGAGCCGATGCAGCGTCCTTGGTAATCGCGTTGATATTAGGAGGAACACAGACCGCCCTGGAAAGCTGCTTCCAGGGCGGAGTAAGACTATTTTACACGAATAGTCTTTGTGGTAGATTTGGTACTGTGGCCATTGCTCACGGTGGTGTGAACACGAATGTTACCGGAACTAGTTGTTCTGGCAGTAGAGTTAATACGAACTCTTACAGTTTTACCCATTGCACATTCCTCCTTTCAAAGTGGATTTTTCAAATCTCCTCATGTTGTATAGAACATTAGTTCATCAACTATATATAGTATAACAGGAGGGAGGGGAGATGTCAATAATGATTAATTTAGGAAAAGTTTTACAGAAGGAAAGAACAAGGCAAGGATTATCCCAACAAAATCTTGCAGACATGGCGGGAGTAACTAAAAGAGCAATTGGTTATTGGGAAAACGGGAGTAAGAACATGAGCGTTGAGAGCGCAGATAAAGTATTTAAGGCTTTGAATGTGACTGTAAAAATCGGGGAGCAATAGTTCATTGTAATTGACAAGTCAGGTTTGATAAATGAATTGGGAGAGTGATGCAATTGCCGAGTAAAAGATATGTAAACCTATCACAATATGGAATATCAGATGAGCGCAGGCAGGAGCTGGTTGCATTCTCCATGCAGTATAAAGAATGGATAGATGGATTAAGCCGTCAGGAAACCCCCAGATTACGTCAGAAGGTCAACTTGGTTGAGTATGCGGCAAACAAAAGTTCCGAGGATATAAGAGGGGACTGTGGTCTTGCAGAGTACATAATCAAGAACGTAACCGAAGATAGGCCCTATTGGTACTTAAAACAGGTCATGTGTATGCCCTACCGGGACAAGGAGTTTTATGCAGCCCGCAAGAGATTTTTTGTAATTTTAAATCGTGAAAAAGATTAAGTTGCCAGAATACGGGACATGGTTTTGTGTTATGGTGTATATGGATGGTCATATTTTTATGACCCCATTGTACTTCCGTTATGGCGGCCCCACCCCTGGCCGCCTTTGCAATCAACCAACTGCGCATGATGCAGTACTGGATAATACATAGAAGGTGAACCATGAAACCAATACGGACAAGGAACTATAAAAAGAGAGAGAATCTTTTTGGCCGCCGGGTTTATTCCACGGATGAATTGGCGATTAATGATAACAATGTTGTTGAAATCCTGAATAAGGCCTTGGTGTATCATGAGATCAACCGCGGTGAGATCGAATATCTGGATAACTATTACCGTGGCGACCAACCCATCCTTTACCGCTATAAAAAAGTCAGGCCGGAAATCTGCAATAGGGTTGTGGAGAATTATGCGTTTGATGCTACCAATTTTCACACGGCCCAGAACTATGGTGAGCCAATACAATATGTGAATGCTTCCCCTGATAGGGATATTTCAACAGAGATAAATGAACTGAATACACTTATGAGGTTGGAGAATAAAGCGTATTGGGATGTTGAACTTGGAACCTGGCAGAATGTATGTGGCACCGCATACAGGTTTGTACTGCCAAACAAGGCTGCAGATGTGAAGAATAGCGAATGCCCATTTACACTTGATGTTTTAGACCCGCGGCTGGCTTTCGTGGTTTATTCCAAACGAATAGGTAAAAAGGCGGCAATGGGGGTAAGAATTATTGAAAACGAAAAGGATGGGGACATATATGAATGTTATACCAGGCAGCGGAGGTGGAAGATACAGGGCGGTAAGATAATTGAACGCAAAATCAATCCTCTTAATGCGATCCCCATAATTGAGTATCCGAAGAATAGCCGGAGGATAGGGGTTATTGAATTAACTATCACACTATCAGATGCAATAAACAATGCAACCTCGAACCGGATGGATGGTATTGAACAATTTGTCCAAGCCTTTATGAAATTTGTAAACTGCAAGATTGACGAAACCAAATTCATGGAAATGGTTAACCTTGGAGCAGTCACTGTTAAGGGCGAGCCTGGGCTGCCGGCAGATGTGGATATGGTATCCTCGCAGTTGGATCAGAGCCAGACCCAAGTAACAAAAGATGACCTCTATAAATCTTTTCTGATAGTACAGGGCATGCCGTCAAGAGAGCAGAACACCGGAGGAGATACAGGCTCTGCGGTTTATCTGCGTAATGGTTGGGACTTTGCTGAAAAGCGGGAAGAAATCGGGGAACCCATAGAAAAGAAGTCAGAAATGGAGTTCCTGCGTGTAGTTACCCGGATCCTAAGAAACTACGATATTCTGGATATCCAGCTTAGAGATATAGATGTAAATATAACCAGAAACAAGACAGACAACATGCTTGTTAAGGCGCAGGCATTACAGATTTTACAAGATTGTGGCGTTGATGATGAAATTGCATTGGGAATTGTTAGCCTGTTTAGCGATCCACAGAGAGTGTATTCTAAATCTAAGGAACGGATGCAGAAACGGTTTGATGCAAAGTCAACCCCAAAGACAGGAGTAACAGGAAATGGAGAACAAAGCCAAAATAAAGAAATCGCCACTGGTAGAAGTGCGGTGCGCGAATCCGGGGTGTAATAGACTTTTGGCAGAAACCAGAGGAGATACAGCCATCAGGTGCAGACGTTGTAAAGGAATGACTGTATTGAACTACCAAACCGGAAACAGGAAGTACTTTCCAAAAGAAGACAAAAATGCGTACCTAGAGTACCTTTCATAACGCCAGAAATGGTGCTTGATTGGTACTTTTTATTTTGCCAGTTGTGGCGTAAAAACAGCAGGTGCCAGCGGAGCAACCCGCGATAACAAAGCGTAGGCATACAGAAGGAGAGAGAAAATATGGCATTAACACGCGAGGACATTAAGAAACAGTTCCCAGATGCAACGGATGAACAGATCACAGCAATCTTAAATGCATACCAGATTGACATTCAGGCCGAAAAAAATAAGGCTGCAACGGATGCCGCTGAAATTAAGCGATTGAAAAGCATTGAAAAGGAATTGGATGATCTGAAAGCTGATAAACTGACTGATCAAGAAAAGCTTGATAAGGCCCTGAAAGATGCAGAAACTGAAAAGTCAAAGTACATCAAGGCCCAGAATAAAGTGAAGATTGCGGAGGAACTGGTGAAGGCTGGTCTGACAGAGGATGATTACACAGGCTTCATTGATAGTTTTGTTGGTGAGGATCTGTCGGCATCCCTGGCGAGTGTCCAGGCATTTACAAAAACACTTGCATCTAAAAACACTGCTGCAGCAAAGGCTAAAGAAAAAGAGTTAACGGACGCCTTGGGAGATGATGGTGGCGGTGACGATGGGAAGAGTCAAGGCGAAAAGTCCCCAGACGTGGAATTTGCTGAGAAACTTGCTAGTTCTCTTCCGAAAGCGCAGGAGAACAGCGCATTTGACTTTTATAAATAGGAGGTAAAACTGATGAAGGTAACCGGAAAATCATATGGGCAGCCGAAAGAAATCTTGAAGTTTAATGATTTTAAAGGAGCGGCCTGCATGGTATCTGATAGCGGAGTTACAGCAGATGCAAACGGGTTGAAGATTGTTAAGGCAGGAACACCCTGGCCGGCAAATGATGCCACATGCAAAGGTCTGTTACTCCATGACGTTGATGTAACATATGGGGAACATCCTGGAACGTATATCTTTGAGGGATCGGTCAAAACACCTGTTCTGACGGAAAATGGCATCACCGTTTCCGATGAGGCAAAGGCGGCGCTTCCGAGGATTACTTTTTTCAATTAACTCACAACATAAAACATAAAGGAGGTATATCATGCCTGCATTACCATTAAATGAAGCTTTTACAGCGAGGGCCTTGGGCGTATTTTGGAACAGCTACCAGAAGTCGCTTGGACTTCCGCCCTATCTGGGAACCACATTATTTCCAAAAAAGAAGACCCCCCTGATGGACCTTAAGTGGTTTTATGGTTCCAGTGGACTACCCGTATCCCTTACTCCGTCTAACTATGACGCACAGGCAACCCTAAGGGATAGAATCGGTTTCAAACAGATTGAAACTGAAATGCCTTTCTTCCGTGAGTCATATCTGGTGAAGGAAAAGGATGCAGCGGAGTATGAGAAACTGATGAATTCTGATGAGGCGTTTGTACAAGAGATTTTGCAGCGTATCATGGTAGGGCCGACAGATCTTATACAGGGCGCAAATGTCGTGCCGGAGCGTATGATTTGGCAGCTGCTTGCTCCAGTCGATGGGGCACCCAAGATTGCAATTTCTGCCAATGGAGTAAACTACGATTATAACTATGACCCGGATGGTGTGTATAAAAGTAAAAACTATGTTGAATTAACCACAGCGACCGACAAATGGACTGACTTTGAAAATTCAGACCCATATGAGGACCTGAGGATGGCCCAGAAGGCACACAGGAAGGAATACGGCACGGTCCCAACCGTAGCAATCATGAATGACAACACATTTCAGCTGATTGTGAAGAATAAGAAAATCCATAATTATCTTCTGGCTCAGAATTTAAGCGTGAACATTATGGTTACTGATGAAATTGTAAAGAAGTTCTTCCGTGAACAGCTGAAACTAACCATAGTTATATATGATTTGATGTACAAAAACGAGGCGAAAGAGTCAAAGACATTTGTTCCTGATTATATGGTGGTTATGTTGCCAGGGACGGGAATGCTTGGAAACACTTGTTACGGCAGGACACCAGAGGAAAGAACCGGAAATCAGTCAACCGGGGAGCTTTCCATTGTTGATACCGGCGTGGCACTTTATACCTTTACCACTCCGCATCCACTTGTAACTCAGTGTATTTGCTCTGAAATTGTGCTGCCGACTTATGAGAGGATCATGGACACTCATCTGATGAAGGTGGCGTAAGGGAGGCAGTAATATGAAGTATGACCATCTGGTAAAAGTATGCGGGAAATTTTACTGGCCTGGAGAAGAGGTGCCGGAGGACACTGGCACCTTCCAGGAAAACAAAAAAATGGATAAGACTTCTGAGGAAAACATGCAAGATGATAATCCAGCAGAAGGAATATTTAAGGAATGGCAGCTTAAGGCCATGAACCGGGACAAGTTGGCTGAGATTTGCGGTGAAAAAGGCATTGGATTTACAGAAGATGCAACTAAGGGTGTTCTTATCGGTCTGATTTTGGAAAGGCAGTAAGGAGAGAATGGCATGGCAGAAGCAGTGGAGATTAAAAAGGATGAATTATTCAAACGGTTTTGCCGCCGGATAAAAAAAGATATTACATCCCTGGATGATGTAGATGTGCTGACCCTTTATGATTTTCTGGAAGATGCGGAACGCCAGGTGATAAGGAAAGCGTATCCATTCGGAGCAACTGAAGCCAAAGTGGCAGCCGCTCTTAAGGAGTATTCCCATGTGGTTATAAACGTTGCTGACTATATCTATAGTAAAGACGGGGCAATAGGAGAAACACAGCATACTGCAGCCGGAGTAACCAGACAGTATGGGGGTGCTGGCGTACCATCTGATTTCTTCTATGACATTATCCCAGAAGTGGGGGTATTATGAGGGATTTGCAAGTGAACCTCTCTACCGTTTATTATGCAATGTATGTTGGCTACATGGAGGGAATAAAGGATGGAAAGCCAACGGGACAGCCAGCCCCTCAATTTACTATTCCAAGACAATCAGCAGCTTGTGTGTCAACCCCATCAGGAACTACGGAGAATACACCCTTTGGTGCATTTACAGACTACGATAAAATTATGACCACAGCAAATGAGGACTTCAAAGCAGATGAACATTCAATTTTGTGGATTGATTCAATGCCAATCATAAAGCAGGATGGCAGTACGGATACCCCCTATGATTATACGGTGGAAAAACTGGCAGAATGGGGCGGACAGAAAGCATACGCAATCAAGAAAAGAGTAAACAGTATGGATGATAGTGAATATCTGAAACATTTGCTTAATATCGAGGCCATATCACAGTCTGAATATGATTTATACATAAAGAGGCTGGTAACAGATGAAGATTAAAGTGACCCTGGATAAGGCGAGTGTTAATAAGGCAATCCAACAGGTTCAACAGTTCAAAGAACAACTTCATAGAAAGAATGAGATTTTTACTCACCGTTTGGCTGAGATGGGGGCTAGAGATATAAATACACAGTTACAGGCAATCAGTGGGGTAATATCTCATGAGGAGCCGATTGGGACTGCCTTCATTGAAAATATAAATTTGTATAGTGTGGTAAGAATGAAGATCGTAGTGGCCTCCAGCATGATCCTTTTTGTGGAATTTGGGACAGGCATTAAATATGCTGGCACCCAGAACCCGAAAGCAGGAGAGTTAGGAATGGGGCCTGGAACTTATCCAGGTAAAGGCCACTGGGATGATCCAAACGGATGGAGTTATCAGGATTCCACTGGTGTTTGGCATCATACATACGGCATACGGGCACAAATGCCAATGTACAATGCATCTCAAAAGATGATTGAACAGGTATTAAGTTTGGCGAAGGAGGTATTCCATGATTAACATAGCAATTGAGCAGTATGAGCGTGTTAAGATGGCAGTGAAGCCGCTTTGCAAGAATACTTCAAGGCTTGAAACACAGGCGCTTCCCAAACTGCCACATTTGCTGTTTGAACAACTCAATAATCCAATTGCAAAAGACCGGATTGATAGTGAGAACATAGAGAATGCGGTTACGCCTACGGTACAGATTACTATTTACACAAAAGGAGATACAAGTCTTGTGGACAATGAAGCGATCATGGCATTGGCTGATGGTCAGATGATTTCTGACGGATGGATCAGAACATTCGGGCCACAAGAAGTTAAGAATGTAGTTGATGATTCAGTCCTTCGCTATATAGCAAAGTACGAAGCGAAGGTTGATGATAAAGGAACTATTTGGAGCAGGTAACAGACTAAGAGTGCCTTTGAGTACCATACATACACAGTGCAGGAGGAGATTTATTATGGCTGACGGACGCAGCACAATTGGAACATTTTTATTTCAGGGAACGAGTGCATCAAGTTTGACAAAACTGTGCCGTATCAAGAAGTATCCTGATTTAGGCGCAGCACCAGATATGATTGATATTACGGATTTGGAAGATGAGGATGAATCCAAAATCCCGGGAGTTAGAAAGGCTTCGGACATGGCCTTTACAGCAAATTACACACCAGATGACTACAAGACAGTGGACGATAAGGCCAATGTTGATGGATTCTATGAGGTCCGTTTTGGAGATGAGACAGGTAAGGATGGTATATTTGCTTTTCAGGGAAGCCACAGTGTATTTGCAGTTGGTGGTGATGTGAATGGTGCCAGGGATATGACGATCACGATTGCAAGAAGGTCATCCATTACATTCTCTACACCGGCAGCTGAGTAAGATGATTAAAAAGGAGAGTGTCTATAATGGCTAAGGTATTAGTGGGAACTGGCAAAGAACAGAAGGAGTATCAGCTGGAATTGTCATTTAATACAGTTGTTGAAACTGACTTTATGGAACAGGCGGGCGGATGTCAGGCTGTTATGGATGATCTTAAAAAGTCCGCTAAATCCAAAAATTTTGCGGCTCAAATGAAAGCATCCATAAAGATGATGGGAATGGTGCGTTATCTGCTGTTTGTATGTTTACAGGATAACCATAGCGAAGAAATAACATCGGAGAAACAGGCCGGTACGCTAGTCCAGCGTTTGATCACTGAAAACAAAAAGAGCATTATTGATATTTATAATATTATCAACGAATGTCTGGAGGAAGCTGATTTTTTATCAAAGCTGATGGGAACCGAGGAGAATCCGCCGATTCAGCCTCAGGACCATCTTCCGAAAGTAGTGAAGTAAAAAGCTTTAGGGAAGCTGTTTATATGGTGTGGCTGCCACAGGCACTATTCTTGGGAATACCAGAGGAACGTTTTTGGCAGCTGAATCCGAGGAAAATGAAGCCATGGAAAAAGGCCTATGAAATGAGGTTAGAGCACGAGGACCGTATAGCATGGGAAACGGGTAGATATTTCATGGCATCCATAGGTGCGGCACTTAATGGTAAGCCAGACATTTATCCCAGGCTTCCATTTTCACAGTTTAAGGAGCTGCAGGAGAATCCAGAGGATCATGATTATCAATTGGACGCTCTTAAGTTTAGACAGTATTGTAAAGCGGTAGATGACAGTTTTATAGATAAAACAAATTGCGTACCCAGCGTACCTCCCTGAAAGGTAGGCGGGTACTCAAATGGCAAGTATTGAAGAATTAAGCATTGATATAATTTCTAATCTTGGGAATGCCGATAAGGCCCTTGATCGCCTGTCAGCAAGCCTTTCAAAGATGTCTGCAGCACTTGGCGGTTTTGATACCGGCAAGTTTTCTGCAATCGGTAATGGAATAGGTAATCTGGCCGTCTCCATGAAATCAGCATCGGGCATAAAAGCGGCTGATTTTAACCGGATTTCCAATGGAATAGACAAACTTAATAGAGTTGACGTTTCAAACCTTGCGGCAGTAGGGCGAGGGCTTAGTTCGCTCCTGGTAGGATTCCAGGGGCTTTCAGGCGTTGCGAATGGTGCCGGGAACTTGGCTACAGCTGCATCCAGTATCGCAAAAATGGGCGGAGTACAAGTGCAGAGGGCGATTGTTAATATGCACAGTGTTGGACCAGCAGTGGCAGCGCTGAATAACGCCTTTGCTGGTGGGATTACTCCTTTACCCAATATTTCTGAGTTTGTATCTTCCGTTGCTAAGCTTGGCGGAAAGGCTACTACCAATGCTATTACTAATTTACCGCAGCTTGCAGATAGCCTAACACAGACTATGAATACGCTGTCCAAAGCACCAAAGGTAAGCCAGAATGTCATTTCTCTTACGAATGCGTTGGCTAATCTGGCATCCCAGGGGAACAAGGCACGTTCGGCCTCCAATGGGCTTGCTACTGCTATGGATCGGGTATCAACATCTGGCCGCAGGGCAAGCACTGGGGTTCTGTCCTTTGGAGCATCCATAAGGAGTATGTTGGGAGCAGCCGGGATCATGCTGGGAATCCGTCAGATTATCCAGTTCGGAAAATCCTGTATAGAACTTGGATCCTCAATGACAGAAACTCAGAACGTGGTTGACGTGGCATTCGGAAGCATGGCAAGTAAGGCCAATGCATTTGCTAAGACCACGGCAACACAGTTCGGAGTGTCTGAACTATCAGCAAAGCAGTATTCCGGTGTCCTTATGTCCATGTATCGGTCCTTGGGAGTTGCGCAGGAGAATGCGGCGAACATGGCAATGGGATTGACCGGAAGGGCTGGGGATATTGCATCCTTTTATAATATCAGTACTGATGATGCCTACTATAAAATCCGTTCGGCTGTATCCGGAGAAACGGAACCGATGAAGCAGCTGGGCGTTAACATGAACGTTGCAAACCTGAATGCCTTTGCCCTGTCCAACGGATTCGGAAAGCTCTACAACAAGATGACCCTGGCAGAACAGGCTATGTTGCGGTACCAGTATATCATGGCGACCACGGACCAGACCGCCGGGGACTTTGTACGGACTCAAGGGTCATTTGCGAACCAGCTTAGAATCTTACAGCTTCAGTTCCAGCAGTTCAGCACAACCATGGGGCAAGGGTTCATAAATATCATTGTCCATGTAGTCAGAGCGCTTAATACGCTTCTGGCCTATTTGCAGACGGTTGCCAATGCATTCCGCGCACTTACTGCTCTGGTTTTTGGGGACAATTCCGCCCAGGCTGGTGGAGGTATTGCAGGGGGAATTGAGGATGCAGAGGATGCAGCCGGTGGACTGGCAGGAAATCTAGGTGGGGCAGCGCAGGCGGCAAAAGACCTTGCAAATGCAACTTCTGGTATTGATGAACTGAATATTATTTCGCCTAATGATAAAGGTGGTTCCGGTGGCGGTGGTGCTGGAGGCGGAGCAGATGTTGATTATGGCGAACTTCCATCCGGTGAAAGTTTCATTGATAGGCTCAATAAAGAATTGGAAGATGCAATTAAGAACCATGACTGGGAATTTGTTGGGTCTTATATTGGAGATGCACTTACCAAAGCTATGGATGATATTGATTGGGATAGAATCTATGAGGGTGCAAGAAACTTTGGTACAGGGTTTGCCCAATTCCTGAACGGGCTGATTTCCCCTGAACTGTTTGGGGCAACAGGCAGAACTATTGCTGGGGCTTTGAATACCGCTATTTATTCGGCATTGGCATTTGGAGAAGAATTTAATTGGGAGAATCTTGGAGTTTCCATTGCCAGCGGAATTAATAACTTCTTTTCCACCTTTGACTTTGCAGCACTAGCTACCACAATCAATGTTTGGGCAAGAGGACTTTTAACTGCATTAATCACTGCGCTGGATGAAACGGATTGGAGCCTGATTGGAACAAAGATAGGGCAATTCTTTGAAACACTTGACTTTTCAGATTTATCAGAGAAAGCCGGGAAAGCTATCTGGAAAGCTATTAACGCTGGATTGGAACTATATGCTGCAATGTTTAAGGCGGCCCCAATAGAAACAACTATCATAACGGCTGTAGCAGCGTTGAAGTTTACTGGCCTGGGCGCTGTTTTAGCTAATGCCATGCTTACAAGCATAAAGACATCAGCGGCACTAAAATTTAAGAGCCTAGCCAATTTGATTGGAAATAAAATCAAATTGGCATTGCTTGGAATATCCATAAAGCTTCCAAGTATAGCGTTGGATTTATCATCAGTTGCTCCAATATTCTTGGGTACTCCTGGATTTGATGCTATAGGTGCACAGATAGTAGATGAAGTAAGTGAATCGATAAAAAATACATTTGGAGAAAAAGTACTAAATACAATGGCAGATGCACTTGCGCTTGCAGTCGGATCTGGAATCGGTTTTTTTGCGGGTGGACCACTAGGGGCTGCGATTGGCGGTGCCTTAACAGGAATGATTCTGGACAGTGTGCGTGGAGGAACGTGGGTAGGAGAATTCTGGAACCAACTCGGACAGAGCATTTTTAATTGGGATGTGGCAGGAGAACTTGCTAAATGTGCAAAAGAGTTTTTTAGACTAGCAGATGAAGCTTTCCAAGAGAATGATTTTGCTTCTTTCGGAATCAATATGGTTGAAGGAATCATTAATGGGATTGCTGCTGGTGCTGCCTGGGTGATAGAACCTATAATGGATTTATTTGATGCCATAGTAAAAGCAATTTGTGATATTTTCGGAATACATTCACCGGCTGAAAATATGAAGCCGCTGGGCGGGTATATCCTAGAAGGAGTTATTGAAGGATTTAGAAACACGTTCAGCGAATGGACGGATGCGCTTAACGAATGGTTTGATGATCATATTGCACCTTGGTTTACCACTCAGAAATGGTCTGAGTTATACGATTCCATAAAAACCAGCTTGAAAACTAAGTGGGATGAAACAGTCGGTCAGTGGTCATCAGATATTCAGACTTGGTGGGATCTTTATGTATCTCCATGGTTTACAACTGAAAAGTGGGAAGGAATAGCTGACAATATTAAAAAAGCCATCAAGACCAAATGGGATTCAACAGTAGGCCAATGGAAAACAGACCTTAGTAATTGGTGGACTAATGATGTGGCAAAATGGTTTGATTTAGAAACATGGAAAACTGAGGCAGGGCATATTAAAACAGCAATCATTGAAAAGTTTGCAGAAACAGTTTCTCAATGGAAACTAGATATCCAAGCTTGGTGGGACAATGATGTAACCAAATGGTTTTCGTATAATACTTGGTTAGATGCTCTAAAGGAACTCCCTAATGCATTCAAAAAAGGATTTGAACTGGCCATAAATTCAGCAAAGACGGTTTTTGATAATTTTATTGATGGTATCAAGAGAAGAATTGAATCTCTGTTTGATAGTGACGGCGGCTTAGATGATAGTGATGATTGGGATTATGGTACAAACTCACCAGTAAGAGGATTTGCTACCGGTGGATTTCCTAACACTGGGGAAATGTTCCTTGCAAGGGAACGCGGGCCTGAGTTAGTGGGCAGGATTGGCGGACGAACGGCGGTTGCAAACAATGATCAGATAGTGGCAGGAATTGAAAGTGGTGTATACAATGCTGTTTCAAAGGCCATGAGCGAGGTTTTTTCATCATATACACAGAATGGCGATATAGAGATTATTGAAACACATGTTGATATGGATGGAAGGACACTCGTCAAGCAGACGGACAAAGTGGTGCGCCGTGGTGGATTCAAATTTAGGACAACTTAAAATGTTTACTTCCCTCTCCCCATTTGCTATAATATAATTAAAATGTAGGAGGGGGATGGTATTATGGCATTAATTAATTGCCCGGAATGTGGGAAAGAAGTGAGCGATAAAGCAGAGAAGTGCCTTAACTGCGGTTATCCACTCCAGCCGCTTAGCACACGACTGAATAATACTAATGAAGAAAAAGAGCAAGTATACAAGATGAGTAGAAAGATATCAATAATACTCAATATATGTGTTGGTGTATTAGGCTTCCTTTTGTTTTGCGGTATTGTTAGCAGTGATGGTGGTTTTTCAGGAAATCAAAACGCATCTATAGTTGCTTGGGGGAGTATAGTTGGTGCAATTATTAACGTAATCTATATTAAGTTAAAAAAGAAAGTATTGGCAGTTTTAATGGGAATTCCGTATATAATAGCGGCAATAACGTGTGCAAACTCACTTAAAATCAGTTCGGCGTATATATTAGTAGAGTTCCTGATAGCGGCTTCGGTATTAACTACCCTGTTTTATATGAAAAAAATAAACGCATTTTAAATCTTTGAACTATAAGGATATTATATGGGGATATTTGAAAACAGATTAAATGTCATTGAAAGATTAAATACAGAAATAGAGAGAAAAAATGATGAAATTTCAATCTTGCAGAGCAAGGTTGAATCTCTTCAAAGCCAAGTTACTATATATGAAATAGGAAAATCACAAAATGAATATGTATTGCATCCGGGTGAATATAGTATTGGTGTAGATATTAAGCCTGGAAGATATTATTTAAAACTAGTTCAAGGGGATAATGGACGCCTTGAAGTGACTGGAAGAGATTGGGTTATAAGTAATTTGGGGTCTTGGGCTAATGGAATATCTGAGTATTATAATTTAGGATTGAAATATGGAACAAAGTTAAAAATTAGTGGAGAAGTTAGAGTTTCCATTAAGTTGATGCCCCCAATTAATGTTGATGAGGACATATCTACAATTGAGAGACTGCAAAGTGAAAATACAAAATTGAAAGAGGAACTGTTACAGATAAAGGATAAATATGAGAAGATACGGTTATCTCATAATGATTGCGTTGCAGAGGAAATGTCAATTTTAATGCCGGGTAAGTATTATTGCGGAGAAAATATTAAATCCGGTTTGTACGATTTAGAAGTAATATCTGGTCATGGTTGGATTAAAGTAGGAAGACAAGATATATACAAAGCAATGGGAAATGGTTCGCATGAAATAATGGAATATAAGGGACTGAAGGTAAAGGGAAAAATGGTAGTAGAAGTATCAGGAAATTTGAAACTAAAACTACTAAAAAAAGACATAATTATTTGAAAATAAGACAAAAGCCGCCTTTCGGCGGCTTTATTCAATTTGAGCATTCGCTATTCTGCAATTTTAAAAAATGGATCCGTATTAACTCTTTTCAAGCGTTCCAAAACACTCTCATATCCTGGATAAGTTACATATTCGTCATTTAGTCCATTGAATGTACCAATTTTTCCAATAGTACCCAGAAATTCTTGTTTAAAGTCTTTATATATTTTTTCTTTCCATGCAGTATAAATTGTTTCATCGATAGTCTTCTCTTTGTATAAAGAATACGTTTTTTCCCAGGTTTGAAAAAGGAATTCTATCACAGGGTCATCAAAGCCAATACAAGCGTATCTAGCCTCACCATATTCTTTTGTTGTAACAATTAAATCTCTTCTAAAATGCATTTTTGGGGTTTCAACCTGAAATAACAATTTCATAAGGTCAGAGTATGTTGATATGACATCATTTTGCTTTTTTTCATCACTCAATCCGCAAAGCCAATCAAGAGAAACATTAAAAATTTTTGCTATTGAAATCAAAACTTCGTAAGATGGCAAACGATCTCCTTTTTCGTATGCCGAAAAAGCTGATTGGGTAATATCCAGTTCGTTTGCTATGGTAGACTGAGTTTTCCCGGATTGAATTCTTAATTCTTTTAATCTTGTAGCAAAACTACCATTTTGTAAATTCTCCATATATGCACCTACTTTCTGATATTTCTATAATAGCATAAATAGTTATGTTTATCAAGAAATATCACTAAAAGTTGTAATTATCTATTGACATTCTAAATACAACAATATATAATGGGCATTACACTGATTTAGAAAGGAGGAAAACATGAAGCAAGTACTATTTAGAGCAAATGAGGAATTGATTAAGAAAGTCAAAATCAAGGCTATCCAAAATGACCAGAACATGACACAATATTTAGTTGCGCTTATTGAAAAGGATTTGGATGAGAATGAAACAAAAAAAGAGCAAACACAATAGCTTTGGCGGGCAGTGTGTTTACTCAATCATGAGGGAATAGGGTAGGCCCTATCCTTAGGGTTATCTTACCTTATTTTCTCCGATTTGTCAAATCGAGAAAAAGGAGAAAGATCAGATGAACAATTTAATGATTTTTGAAGGACATGAAGTAGAAGTATTTGAATTAGATGGACAGGCATTGTTTAATCCATATCACGTAGGGGAATGCCTGGAACTGGGAGAGAGCGCTGTAAGGATGGCGATTGCAAAGATGAATAGAAAACAGGCGATCAAGGTTAAAAATTCAGATGTCAAAGATATTGACTTCCGAAAACTGAATAACGCTGGGGAGAATTTTCTCACGGAGAGTGGCGTCTATAAGCTCGTTTTCAAAAGCCACAAGCCAAATGCCGAAGCCTTTACAGATTGGATAGCGGATGAAGTTCTCCCCATCCTTCGCAAGACCGGATCATACGAGATGCCAAAGAAAGAGAAATCAACGTCCCCTAAACGTCTTCCATTATCATCAGTCAACATGATGGTGAAGAATGTCATGAGTACTTTGGAAAAAGCTAAAGTGGAACCAGTATATGTGGCAGCAGAAGTGAAACGGTTGTACACAGACTTGGGGTACGAAGTAAAAGCACCACTGATAACTGACAAGGACGATATGCCGAAACTTTATGATTGTACGGAGATAGCAACGGAACTGGGCATTTATTCCAGTAGCGGAAAACCTCACAATCAAGCAGTTGGAGCTATAATTAAGAAGTTACATATTTCAAATACCGAAATTGTTACCACAGCATTCAGCAAAAATGGACACGAGGATGTAACAACACAGTATAAACCTTCTGTTTTAAAAGAGGTGAAGTGGTGGATTGCAGAAAATGGTTATCCCACCAAGATTAGCTATTGTGATTCCAAAGGTAATTGCAAATCTTGCACAGTGGTATACAGGGGGGTAGCATGATATGAAACAAGAGAATGCAGTCAGGAATGAAATTGAAAATCCGCTGAAAGATATATTGATGCAATTACCTATTGAAGAACTTATAGTTATGAAAGAAATTTTAAGCGATGGGATAGGTAACTTAGCGATACAACGTATTATAAATAACATTAATACCATTATCACACTAGAATCAGGAAACACAGAGTTTGAGGAATGAAGATAAATTTGTTTTATATGAAAAAAACTCATGCAATTTGATATAAAGCCGCCTTTCGGCGGCTTTACTTTAGTCTAAATGGTAGAAAAGTAAATGTAGCTTACTAAAACCACACGTAGGGGAGGATTTAACTTCCGACCCACCTAAATATTTACATTCGCCCTTAAATATGATATCTTTAAGGTATTGTAGGAGAGGGGAGAGCTGTTTTGAAAAAAATCGTTGTACTATTGATTTTATGTCTGTTTGTTGTGGGGTGTTCAAAAGCTGAGGTTCAAGAGTTTTCAGTAAATGAATTAAGTAGGCTTTATAACAATGTTGAATTAGAAGTGGCATCTGCATTGGATGAAATGACTGAAAAGGAAATTTATGGGGGTGAAGTTTCGGATGAAAAGCGAAACGAACAATATTGGAACACGTACCGAAAAATACAGAATGAAAAAGTCAAGACATATAATATAAAAACTAACTCTCCAATTTATGTATCAGGAATATTTCATCCCGTAGGTGAGGCCAATAATGGAAAACTTTTATTTAACCTAGAAGATGATGAAGGAAACAGCATACCATGTGAATCCTCCAACAAAGAGTTTTTAGATATAAAAGATGGGACAGAAGTAAGGATAAAGGGTATATTTTTCTCAAAAGACAGAAGAGGAGCATATATATCTGAATGTGAGATTGTAAAATAGAAGGCCGCCGTTTGGCGGCTTTATTCATATTGGATAAGCTATCAGAGGTCAAGTATGGTAAAATAATGACGAAATTTGTAATATAGTAGACAAAAAAACTCAAAAGTCAATAAAAAGATTGCTTTTTGGTCTTTTTGGGGTATAATCTAAATATAGTGTGTAATAATACGTACCAGTACACACCATAACCAGAAAGAGAAATATAGTAAAATACTAAAGTTAGTTGGTGACGTTTAGTGTACCATGGAACAGGGAGAGAACGTGGCGAAAGAATGCTCCGAAAGAAGCACATGGAATATAGTCGCGGAGATGGGCATTGGCTAGGTGACGGAATTTATCTATATAATGATAAACTTAATGTATTTCGCTGGATAAATTTAAAGTTCAAAGAGATATATCCTAAAGAGAAAATAGATGATGAATTGTATCAGAAGTATATGATTTTGGAAGTTTCTATTGAAGTGAAAGATGATAGAATGTTTTCACTTTTAAATCCAGAAAGTTGGATTGAGTTTGATTACGCTAGGGAAAAAGCGCAGAAAAAAGCTGCTTATGCAAAACGATTAAATTCTGTTGAGATGACTGATGGTGTAGTTTTAAACATTATGTTTGATAATTTGGGATATAGAGATTTGTATGATGTTGTGGTGGGAATATTCCCTTTGGAAAAAATTAGTGCATATAAAACTAGATTTAATGGTTTGAGCGAACTGCAATATTGTGTTAAAAATCCTAATATTATTGTCGATTTGCATGAGTGCACTCAAGAATTTGATTATAATCTATATAAGAAAAAGCTGAATCAGTACTATGGTTACAGAAGTCGTAATAATTGCAAATATAAGGGGTGATTAGAATGCTAAAAAATATGACACTGGAAGAAAGATTACAGAGGATTGATGACTTTTTTGATTCTTTGTCTAATGATGAATTTGAAAAAATTTGTTATGATTGTGGTGCTGGTGTGATTAAGGATAGTTCCATTAGCAGTTATAATTTTCCTATTGATGATTTTCCTAAAGAAACATATGTTAATACTATGTCCAAAAAGTCATTTGGAGAAGATTGTTTAAGTGATTTTGAAGAAAAATATAGAGGTGCGGCATAAAGATGGCGAATATTGAACCAGGAATTATCCGTTTTGAAAAATATGAAGTAGAAGAGATACAATTTAAACTTAATTCTGCATATGAAGAAGAAGAGGTTAACATCGATATCAAGATGGAGGTAGAGGCAACTTCAGACGATTCTAATGAACATATGAGAATTCGTTTAATAGTACATATTTTTGATGAAGCTATTAAAAATAAATATCCGTTTGAAATGAAAGTTATAGTTGTGGGATATTTTTCTATAGGGGTAGAAAAGAATAATAATATTGATCACTATCAGGCAAATGCAGTAGCAATTTTATATCCATATATTCGCGCAATTGTATCTACATATACAGCATCAGCCAATGTGACACCTTTGATTTTACCAACAGTTAATGTAAACAAATTTTTAAAATCGAACAGATAATAGGTAATAGCTTGAAATCCACATGCAAATAGTATATAATATATTCATAAGGTCGCTTAATCGGGGCCGCAAGCAGTATCCCGATTGAGCGATTTTTTCGTTCTCCGGGATACAGAAGCAAAAGTCCTGTTCGGGTATGCTCCGAACATGCTTCGTCTCCTCCAGATTGCGAAAGGCATCTGGGGGAAATACCGGTAGTCACTAATAGGTCGGGCTCCTACCGTGAGGTAGCACTAAGTCCCTCTACACCCCACTTATTATGGAGAGTGATAATATGGGCGAATTATCAATTATTAAGGAACAGGAAGTATTAGGGAAGAACTTCAGGGTTTACGGAACACCAGAGCAGCCATTGTTTATGGCCAGGGATGTGGCAGAGTGGATTGACTTTAACAAAACAGGGCAAGGGTATTACGATGTATCAGGAATGCTCAGATCAGTGGATGAGGATGAGAAAGTTAAAATCCGCACTACGATAAATAATCCGAGTGGTTCTGAATTATGGTTTTTGACCGAAGAAGGGCTGTATGAAGTCCTGATGATGAGCCGAAAGCCGATTGCAAAGGAGTTCAAGAAAAAGGTCAAGGAAATCCTAAAAACCATCCGGCGACATGGTATGTATGCAGTTGATGATTTGTTAGAAGATCCAGACTTGGCAATCAAGGCATTTACCGCATTGAAAGAAGAACGTGAAAAGCGAAGGGCCTTGGAGGCAGAGAATGAATCAATGAAACCGAAGGCTATCTTTGCGGATGCTGTAGCTGCCAGTAAAGAATCAATTCTTATTGGTAATCTGGCAAAACTGATTTCTCAGAACGGTGTACCTATTGGCCAGAACAGATTATTTACATGGATGTATGACAATGGATACCTAATTAAGAATGGGGACCGGCGCAGGATGCCTACTCAGAAGGCTATGGAATTAGGTTTGTTTGAAGTAAAAGAAAGGGCAATTGATAACCCGGATGGCAGCGTTCGGTTAACCAGGACAACTTTGGTGACAGGAAAAGGACAACAGTATTTTATAAATAAATTTCTTGGGAAGGATAGAGCTGTGGGTTAAATCTTATTTTATTCCTACATATTAAGCGTACCTAGAGTACCAGTTAATCGTAACAGGTTAATTGGTGCTCTTTTTTTGTTTGGTGGTGATTGAATTGGAATCAATAATTACGATAAATGGAAAGCCGTTTCCTGCTCCTGCACGCGGCCTGGAGTTAATAGTGTCCACATTTGTGAGTAGTGGACGTAATGCTTATGGTGAAGTTGTAGGGCAGGTGGTTGGACGAGACAATCATAAGGCCAATAATTTAGTATGGCCTTATTTGGATGCGGCTACATGGTCATCTATGCTTAAGGAATTTGCAAATACACGATCAGATTCAAAAGGGTTCTTTGTAATCGCTACAATACCAGACATGGTAAATAATAATTGGATTACTATCAAGATGTATCCGGGAGACAGAAGCGCAAAACCATATTGGGTTGACAAAAGGACGCACTTACCAATTGCATATACCGATTGCAAGTGCAACCTCATAGACTGTGGGGTGATTGAGTAATGCAAAAGGCATCATCCGAGTATAAGCAGGCAATGTCACGGGATTTGCGTAGTCAATCCTACATGGTAGTAACCATAGGTGTCATCAATCAGGTAGCCCAGAAGGATTCCTCCGTGGCAGCAGAACATGGTGCTGAATACAGCTACCTATCCAATTTTACACGGCTCCTGGACAACTATGACGTGGAACTGGAATATGCCACCCTGGAGCAGGATCATTGGAGGGCAGATGGATCCATGGTATTTCCGCCCCGCCCCGAGGATGTGGATTACCTGTATAACAATGGTGTTATTTCAAGGGATTTGCTGGGGCCTATCTGTTTTACGTTTGGGGCGGCCTATGATATCCGTGGCCTGACTATCAATTGGGGACGGAATTACCCGGTAGATTTTAGTATTACCAATGGGACCAAAACCGTGGAATATACCGGCAATACACTGAGTTATTGGACAACCGATGAGATATTTGACGGGACGGAATACCTGCTGATCACGCCCACAAAGATGGTCAATGGGCAGGGGAGGCTGCGGATCCAGAAGATGCTTATGGGTATAGGTATCAGCTTTGAAAATAAGAAAATCATGAAATCCACCAAAACCGAATACATCAGCCCGGTGACGGAGGAGTTATCCACGGTGGACTTTTCCTTGCAGATTGAGAATTACAACCGCATGTTTGATGTGGAGAATAAAGCAAGTGCCATCCACTACCTGGAAGTGGGGCAAGAGGTCACGGTCCGTTATGGGTATGATGTGCGGGATGATAAGACGGTATGGATGGACGGCTGTGTCACCTATCTGTCGGACTGGGAAGCTGATGACACCATGATGAGTTTTAACAGCAAAGATAAGATAGATGATCTAAGTGACATATATTACCGGGGCCTTTACCGCCCGGAAGGGATCACGTTGTATGATCTGGCACTGGATGTCCTGACGGATGCGGGGCTGGATGAAAGGGCCTATGAACTGGATGAGTACCTGACAAAGGTCACGGTATACAATCCGCTCCCCTGTGTGACCCACAAGGAG